AAAATAGAAGAAGATAAACCTATTCCAAAATTTATTTTGAGGGATTCAATTAAACAAAGTTATTTAGATCTAAAAAACAACGGACTGTTGCTACACAACAACACACTTGTAAATTCCGTGAAAAATACAAACACAGATAATTATTTTTTCCCTGTGTCGTCATTCTTCTCACAAAAAAAATTTATAAACGAATTGTCAAAATTAGATGTAAAATACAACCTAAGTCTAGACTTAGAAAAAGTTCCACACGTCTATGATAGTTTCCTAGAGAGAAACCAAATCTTACAGAGTCATTTTGTGGTTGATAAAATACTTACAGCGATTAAAAACAGAGAAAATATAGAAATTCCAGAGCTAGATGTATTCCAAGAAGGGTACATATATGCCAAACTAGAAGAGACAAACGATTTTATTATAATGCCAATGATTGAAGCATTTTACAAGAATACACAGGAAATAAATGAATATCTGCAATACTACCCTGAACATTACAAAGCAATGAATCCAAATTTACCAACATTTAACGAAATTCCTAACCCTTTCCACTTGTGGAATTTAAAGAAGTAGTGTATAATTAGATATATGAAAGTAAAAAAAACAGCAAAGACAACTATCAAGAAAAAGAACGTAAAAGGCAAAGGCAAGAAGAAAAGCGAAGAGCCAATTGTAAAAGTTCTCAATCTTAATGTAAACCCTGAGAATCCTAGAAATGGTTTCTTTGAGCTGGACTGGAATGACGAATTTGTTAATATGTTAAAACAGTCTGGATACGAAGGTGAGACTGAAGAAGAGATCGTGGACAGATGGTTCCAAACACTTTGTAAAACTATCGGCAACGAACAAGGCATCGATGTAACTGGGTCTGGCTATGTACAGATCAACAGAAGAGACGATGGCAAAACAGAGGTGTCGTAATGGCACATATCCTAGTAGACACAGCAAACACATTTTTTAGAGCAAGACACGTGATCAGAGGTGATACTTCTGAAAAGGTAGGCATGGCCATTCATATAATGATGAATTCAATCAAAAAAGCATGGCAAGACTTTGACGGTACCCATGTTGTGTTCTGTTTGGAAGGTAGATCATTTAGAAAAGACTTATATGCACCTTACAAAAGAAATAGAAAAGAAATGGCAGATGCCATGACAGAGAAAGAGAAGGAAGAGAATGAAGTTTTCTGGGAAGTGTACGATGACTTCGTTGACTTTGTAAAAACAAAAACAAATGCCACAGTTCTAAGGAACGGCAGAACAGAGGCAGATGACCTGATAGCAAGATGGATAGACAAGCACCCTGACGAGGATCATGTTATAATAAGCACAGACAAGGATCTAAATCAGTTGATCACACCACGTGTCAAGCAGTACAATGGTGTTAACGAGACTACACTAACACACGAAGGGTGGTTTGACGCTAAATCAGGCAAACCTGTTATAGACAAGAAACTAAAGGCACCCAAACCTGCTCCAGACACAGAATGGATCGTGTTTGAGAAGGCAATGAGGGGTGATCCTAGTGACAACATTTTTAGTGCATATCCAGGTGTGCGTACCAAGGGCACAAAGAACAGGATAGGATTACAAGAAGCATATGCGGATCGTAATGAAAAAGGCTACACATGGAACAATCTAATGTTGAGCAAATGGGTTGATCACGACGGCAACGAGCACAGGGTCATGGAAGACTACGAAAGGAACAGGGCGTTAGTGGATCTACACGCACAACCAGAAGCCATTGTAGAAGAACTAGATCAAACGATTGCACAGGCCCAAGCAGAGAACAAAAGCGTAGATCAAGTTGGAATCAGATTCATGAGGTTCTGTGGCAAGTACGATTTAAATAGAATTAGTGAGCAGGCTCAACTATATGTAGAGCCTTTTAATGCGAGGTTAGTATCATGACAGTACGTGCAAAGACCTTAGTCAAAGACAAGTTTTGGATAGTCGAGCAAAACGGCCAAAAGTTAGGTACCCTTCAAAAACAAGCGGACAACGGTTGGATTTTCCTCAGCAAACAGGACAAGAACCAAAGGCAAGTGTTCCACACGCAGGAGAGCCTGTTCACAAAGTTTGGATTTGGAATTTTTGACCAATCAAATGTCAAGAAACCCGAAGAAGAGATACAGACAGACAATTTCGATGTGCATGGTTACCCGTGTAGCCAACATCCTTACAATCCGATGTTTGATGTACAGAAGCAGTTGCCTGTATACACCAAAACACCAAAATCAAAAAGCCAGTTTTGTGCAGGATACTACATAATCTGTTTTGAAAAGGGTTGGAGAAAAGCATACTGTCCCAAAATGATCACACTTTCGAGGTACGAATACAAAGGGCCGATTAAAACCAAATTAGAAATGCAACAGGTACTCAATGACGCAGTCAAACAATTCCAAGATACAAACTAGACCCATAGAGGATCTCATTGGTAGGATCAGGACCCTTAGACAAAAAGGAGAGAGACAGATCGTCATCCCTGCCAAGGAAGCAGATCAACTGGCAGACAGCCTGACACAAGTCATGACGAGAATGGTGACCATACAGGAAGAGATCATCGAAGCACTAAAGACGGCCAGAGAAGCACAGACTATAGATATAGAAATGGATGGCGGCGAGTTTGGCGACAAAAAATAACGTCAATAGGTTGCAACGATAATATCCCAAAACCTCCCCAACACTCACACACGATCAAAATTTTGGTAAATACAAGTTGTAAAGAGTGATCATATGAGCAGACCAAAACCCACAGTACTGTTGCAACACAGCAATAAATCTACCTTCAAAATGGACGAGGTCCTAGCCGCGGAAGGAATCTGGGCGGTGTTTTATGATGGTAAACCAATCAACTTGAAATCATCAAGTTTGGTTGCCAACTATCCTGGTCCAAAATACAAGAAAGTTTCATTCTCGAACCCAGGACACGCAGAAAACTTGGCCAAGAAGTTGAACGCACAGCACAACACCGACAAGTTTGGTGTTTACCTTTTAAAAACAGGCGACAAATTCTCAAGATAATTAATTGTATGATAGGCATATACGGCGACAGTTGGGGTTGCGGAGAATGGGGTTCACCTTCTGGTCTTTATCATAATGTGCATCGTGGGTTGGAACAATATCTCAAAGACGACAACTACCAGTGTATCAATCAAAGCCATGGCGGTGGATCAAACCATCAAGCAATAGTTGAGCTAGAAAGAGAACAATATCACAAAAAAGTCAACACTGCAATTTTCATACTTACTGAACCATTTAGAGACTTTGCCTCCGTACCAAGTAGGTACGATGAAAACAAAACATTTTTCGATAACTGCATTATTACACTGCAAGACACACTTGAAAGATTGAAGGCTGTTCAAAATAATAACACAAACGTTATACTTGTAAACGGACTGCATCAAGTTGAAAAACAAAAAGAGTTACACGCCCATATAAGTTTTTGCGAACTTTTGTATCCTGGAATACGGTGGCCTGTATATTACGCCTATCCAGGCAACGTAAATGAAGTATTCCTACAGCACAAAAAACTTAAAATTGACAAGAATAGTGTGATCAACGAGTTGCCAAAGGACATGATGATGCAAGAAAAGTTCTTTACATTAATGGATAATAATAAATTATTCCATCCGGATGGAAGACATCCAAATAGAGAAGCACACAAAATTTTGTATAATGCTGTAAAAGAAAAATTATAATGGATCGCAAGACTGCATACACCCGTACCTTCCTGGAACTGCTGGAGCAACCAACACACGATGAAAGCATAAAAACCAACTATTACACTTGGTGGCAGAATGTACGTGAGAGTTACCAGGCCAGGTCTTTGCGTTTGACCAAACCAGGACTTGAAATGATTGAAAAATTAGATATCAAGACCTATGACATAAAATTTCCTGCAAAAGTAATATTCACACCCCAAACATACCTGTGGCTAGACGAATTCGTTGACTGTCCTTACTACGTTGACAAGAAAAAGATACTGGTAACAATGGAGAAAATGGCATTACAACTGATGCTTTTTGCTGGTGATATCACAAAATACGGACTTGCCCGTGCTATGAGCAAGATGGACGAACAAAAAAGTCAATAAAACAGCGACTTTTAAGCCACATTTACCAGGTTGACGCATTACACATTTCTGCTATAATTGTATTATAAACATTTTAAACAGGAGTGTACAAAATGCCAAGAGCAAACAAAAACAAAGAAGCCGCAATAGGCTCACAAAACAGAACAGTTTCACCCAACGAGGCGAAATCAGCACTAACACATTGTATCAAATTACAGAGACCCATAATGATGTGGGGTGCACCAGGAATCGGCAAATCAGATATCGTAAAACAGATCGCAGACGCAGAAGGCAGAGAAGTGATCGACATAAGACTCCCACTATGGGAGCCAACTGATATCAAAGGTATTCCTTATTACAACGCAAAAGAGAACAACATGGTATGGGCAAGTCCGGCAGAACTGCCAACTAATCCAAAATCTACTGCAATCGTTTTCTTAGACGAGTTGAACTCGGCGGCACCGGCTGTACAGGCGGCGGCGTATCAATTAATTTTAAACAGAAGAGTAGGACAGTATCACCTACCAGAAGGCGTTTCAATTGTGGCGGCGGGTAACAGAGACTCAGACAAGGGTGTCACTTACAGAATGCCGGCTCCATTGGCAAACAGATTTGTTCACGTAGAATTAAGAGTGGACTTCGAAGACTGGATGGAATGGGCGACTAACCAACACGTACATGCAGATGTCGTAGGTTATTGCACGTTCGCCAAACAAGATTTATACGATTTTGATCCTAGAGGCAGTTCTAGATCATTCGCAACTCCTAGATCATGGAGTTTCGTATCCCAACTTCTATCAGATGACCTGCCAGAAAGTACGCTCACTGACCTCGTAGCAGGTTGCGTAGGAGAAGGCCTGGCCGTTAAGTTTATGAATCATCGTAAGATTAGCGGTCAGTTACCTAACCCATCTGATATATTGAGCGGTAAGGTCCGAGACCTTAAGACAAAGGAG